AGTTCTGGTGGCATTAGTTTTCCTTTTTGTAGTTATGGCCTAGTACCTAGACCCTTTCTTCGCTGGGTTGTTTGTTTTTTCTTTTGTTTCTTTGCTGCTGGCTTGGACACTAAGCCGCCTTCTTGATATAAGCCTCCACTTGATATAGTTCCGTAGTCCGTTGCACCATAATCTGTATCAGTATCAGTACCAAGAGAACTTCCTAAATCAAAGTCATTATCGTCCCTGTTATCGCTTCTGTTGGCTTGTTCAATACGTCTTTGTGCAGCAGCAGCGGCAGCATTAGAAGCAGCAGCAGCCCTTTGTGCAGCCTCTCTAGCTTCTCGTTCTTTTCTCTCTTTTTCAAGCCTTCTGGAAGTAGCAACTTGCTGTTCTCGTTTGAGGCGTGTTACTTTTTCAAGACCTGTTTCTCCTACACTATCTTTTCTAGATAAAAAGGAATCAGAAAACGCTGCAGGTAAGCCACTGTCCTCAAAGCCTGAACCCTTAACAGGTTGCAATTCTTTTGGCAAGGTAGATTTAAAATATAAAGATTTTTGATATTCATCTGCAGCTTGCATAATATTAGTGTATTTCTTTCTACCTAACATAGCATCAAATGGCTCTCGTAAAAAGTCAAATCCCATTTGTAAAGGGGTATTTGGTGGAGTACCTTTTTTTACAAATTTGTCTTGATAAAGGTCACTTAGAATATCTAACTCTTCTCTTAATTTACCTTGCTCATTATCTAAATATTTACCTTTTTTATCAGAATCTCTGTCAAATCCAAACTTGCTATCAGGGTCATATTCTGATCCTGCTCTTTCTTTTGCTTCAGCATACCTTTTAACTATTTCTCTTTCAAGTTCTTGTTTTTTATTTTTAGCTGCAAGTTTACTACCAGTTGTAAGAAGAGGTACAACAGCCGATAAACCTGTGCCAGCAAGTAATGAACCTCCTACAACACTAAATACATTACTATTACCAAACCTTTTGTCTAATGTTTCATAAGCCGCTTGTAAATCCTCTGTTTTCATATTCTTATAATCTGTATCAATACCAATTAATGCAGCACTAGATAATTCTTTAGTAGAAAAATTACCTGATCTTCCTGTTCTATTAGAAGTACTAACATAAGGAGTATTAGGACCGTCATCTCCTGTTCTGCGTTCAGTTTGAACTGCAGGATTAATAACTGTACCTGCAGGATACACAGGTTCTGTAGCGTTAAAACCTTCAGGAATTTCCTCTAAAGTAAAACCTTCAGGCACAGGCATAGCTGTATTCCAAGCTACAGTAAATCTATTACCTTCAGCATCTACAAGAAATACCTCTTTAATTACACCTGATGGATCAGTAAAAGCCTCTAGTGCAGCTTTATCCTCATCACTCATATCCTCAAAATCATCAAGCATAGGCTCAAAAGCAGTTCCACCTATAGTACTAAACTTTTTTAAAAAAGGATTGGTTTTAGTTGCAGTAGCCATCAAGTCATCATTAGAGGTCAGACCACCTTCCTGCATCTTTACAGGATCAGTAGGCTCTTGAGGCTTATTAGCTTGTTGCATTTCAGCAGACTTTTTATCTGCACTTGTATTGTTTATCTTAATACCTTTACTGGCAAGCTTCTGCATTAATGCAGGGTCTTTGTTAGCTGCAGTCATAAGCTTTTGTATAATACCATCTACCTTGGTAACATCACCATAGTTACCTACAGCTAAACCACCAACAGCCATATTAACTGTAGCACCACCTGCTCTCATACGTCCGTTAACCATAGGACTACGAGAAGCGTCATCAATAAAGATATCAAGACCGCCCCCATCAGTTAAACCACCAGCGTACATACCTGACTCAGAAAGTTCAGCTTTTAGTTCAGCTATTTCCATACTGTCCTCTGGTGGTACTGGATCACCGCCTATTCTACCATCTGCATCCATCTGTTGCAAGCCCATTTTTGCTTGACTACGTAAATCTTCAAAGAACTTTACCCCAAAGTAACGAACAACATCAGCAGGAACAACATACTCCCCCTCAGATAATCTGGCATCTATATCATCCCTTACTTCCTCTGGTAACGATCCCGGCGGTACGTCATTGCCCGATACAGGGTCTAGTATTTCAGCTTCACCAATCATTGTAGTACCTCTTTCATTTGATCGTCTATTGACGTAAGACCACCTTTATTAAACTGTCTAGGATATCTTAATTCTTTTTCTTGCATTAATGCACTTAAATCAATAACAATACCTTTTGGATCACCTAATTTAAAATCAACAGGATCATCATTTATTGGATCAAATGATGCTAAATCTCCATCCTTTGTATAAGGCAAAAGAACATCATAATTAATACCTACAGAAGGATAGTTTTCTTTTAACTCCATTAAAGTCTTTTTTAAATCTTTATCGTACAAACTACTAAAAACTTTAGGAGGATTTTCTTTATCTATTCCCCTAATAACAGCAAACCTACTTACACTAGGTATAACAATACGTGAAGCACCACTTTGAACAGCTTTAGAAATTGCAGCTTTTAAAACTTCATCAGTTACTTGTTTATAATTTTTACTACTAGATATTGGCGGCTTAACAACTCTTTTTGAGTCTTCAGGTAATTGTTTTGCTAACATCCCATAAAAATTATAATCGGCAATAAGCTGTCCCATAGTTGGAAATTTTTGATCCAAAGCCATAGGAACTAAAGTAGATTTAGAATATGCTAATTTAGCCTTCTTGTATTTTTCAATTATGTCATCTCTAATAGCTCGTCTTTCAGAATTGGCAATAGGCGAACTAGGGTCTAAATCAATTAAGGCTTCTTGATCAGCCTTTCCAAACAATTCTTCAGCATTAAAACCAAATTTCTTTGCAGTATCGTATCTAACTTTGGTTGGATTGTCTGTCTCTTGGGAATCAACCTCTTGCAAAAACATTTTAAAGTTCTTTTTTGGTAACTCCGTTGCGTCCCTTAAATAACCTTGTTGTAATATATCTGATTGTATTTCTTCTATAAGTAAGTATTTTTTACCTTCTACAAGACTATTAAATCTATCAAGGTCTGTAGCCATTAAGTATGTACTACCATCTACTGGACCCTCTGGATCAATAATAGACCCTCTAAAGTGTGCTATATCTTCATGATCAAAGTGTGCAGAACCCATACGTACAGTGGTAGGTTTAGGACTATATGGAAGTCTTCCTTTTTCAGGAGTAGTAGTCAAAATAGGCATCTCAAAATAGCCTACTTCCCTACCTCCTTCAAAACCTACAAGGCGTTGTCTTTGTGTGTGTTTATATCCAGAACCAAAGTCAATACCGTTAACATTATATTCATCTGATGAGACAATCTTTCTTAAGTCATCTCTAGTGTATCTTTGGTCAGGATCAATTAGTATTTGTGAATAAGAATCTTTACCTATAGCTGGACTTTTTTGTAAAGCAGTTAAAAAGTCCCTACCTAACATAGTATCAAATGTTTCGCCTTGTATTTTCATAGGCTTCATCTTAATAGTGTTTACTACCTCAATAATAGGTTTCCTAAATTTAACAGTTTGATTTTGTGATAAACCTAGTGAACCTGAACTTCTACCTCCAATAACAGCTTGTTGCAAATTAGTAGGTAAATTATCTAATCCACCAGCAATATCAATACCTTTACCTTCTACAGGAAAATCACTTTCAACTTCTTTTACATCGTATTTAAATATTTCGCTTTTAGGGTCATTTGATCCTTCATCCGTAAAAGGATTATCAAAAAACATTTGTTCTTTATCATCTCTAACGGATTTCATAAAACTAAGATAAAACTTAAATAATTCAGTTGAGTTTTTTAAAACATCAAATTGTGGTGTATTTGGCCTTAATTTATAAGCATCCCCAGAGGTCGGATTAATAGTGTTAGGATACTTAGAAGCAAATTGTCTACTAAGAGCTAAATACCTTTTTACAAGAGTATTCTCCTCAGAATCTGAAAGTTTTCTAGTACCATCTGCATTATATATTTTTTTAAAAATACTTATTACATCCCTTAAAGGAGTATCAGAAAGCACTTCTAATGCTTCAGGAGTAGCATTTGGGTCTGGATAATCTGGATCAGAATCAATTACATCGTTAAAATTACTATAAAGCTCCCCTAATGTTTTTTTAGAAACAGTAGAATACGGATCAAAAGATGCTGTAACTTGTCTATCTATGTATGGACCTGTTCTATCTTTATATGTAGGACCGCCGGGATCACCTTCTCTTCCTGCAAAAGAACGAATTGCGCCCTTGGGAGCTTCCATAACACTAGCACCTAATGCAGTGCCACCAGCAATATCAAACGCATCACCCATTTGAGTTTCAGTAGGGCTTTGCTCCCCTGTAAATAACCTCTTAGGTGTGCTTACTGTGTCTACTACACTCTCACCTACAGCTTTACCTGCGCTTACTAACTCATCCTTTGTAGGCAACCTTGGGTCATCTGCAAACTTCTTTATTGCAGGTACAACATCCTCTTTAAATTTAGTACGAGATGTACGTTGATCAGGATTGCGAGATACAGTATAAGTGTTACCTAGTACAGTTCTAAATATAGGTGTTTCACCCTCTCCAAAACCACCTACTTGTTTGTCTGTTACATCTGCATCTAAAGGTCTTTCATAAAAAGGTACAGACGATAAGCCTAAACTCTCTTCAGTTTGATCTTCTTCTTCAAGCCTCTTTGACTCAGCATCGTAATATTCGTCTGCTGTCATTGCGCTAGGGTGGCTTCTTGTAATACCGCCTTTGTTTAATCCTATAGGAGTAGTTATAGGTGTAGGCTGTATAGGAAGTAAAGAAGGATTAGGAGGTTTAGAGGGGTCTCTACGCCCTTTAAAAAACTGACTAAATGTAGGATTTTGTTTAGCTAACTCTTTTGTTAAATTTAAAGTAATATCATTTCTAGTAATTCTTCTAATTGCAACTATATTTTTTTTATCATATAATCTTGCCTGTTCTCTTAAAGATACTGTACCACCTTGATTTCCACCAACAACATTTACTAAATCTCCATCTTGTTTTGTAATTCTATCTCCTGCATAAAAAGCTACATGAGTACCTATGTTTTTTCCATCTTTAGGCTTAAAATCCCAAACTATTATGTCACCTTCTTGAGCGTTCTCAAGGCCGTCTACTTTAGTTCCATAATTTCTGTAAGCATTAGCAGAACGTCTAGGACCATAGTTACCTTGGTCAGGACCAAGAGTATCTACACCCAGATTAGTAAGAACATGATGAACAAAAACTGCACACCAAGAATGAATAGTGCCATCTGATTTTTTTGGATTAAAGCCGGGACTAGCTTGTTTAAAAAAACCTAAAATAGCTGCCTGATGATTTTTGTTGTTTTCATCTAGTCCTGTTAAAATTTTACCTGTTTTTGGATCTTGTAAAAGATAACCCATATTTATTATATACTCAATAGCACCCCTAAATGAGTTTTCATCTACTTCATTACTCTCAGGTCTAAGTTGTGGGCGTAAAGAACTTTCTGGTGCAACACCGTAAGGTAGGGTAGGATCAACAGATTTTGGTCTTAGTTTAGGTCTAAGACTTTCTACAGGTACAGGTACGCCTCTTTCATTTAGCTCTGTTTTTAAAGGTGGAGGTACATCTTTTTTCATACCATAATTATCTAGTATGTTTACAAATGTATCAGATGTACCAAAATCTGTAAGAGGTGATCTAGTAGACTCTTCTATTTGACTTTCTAGTTCTTTAGGTAATTCAATTTGTTTATCTTGCGGTTGTTGAGGGGCAAGCATATTATCAGTTTGTTCATTTAATACATCTTTTTTAGCTTCAGCATCATAGTATTGATCTGCTGTCATAGCACTAGGATGACTTCTAAAAGGACTTCTAGCCATTAGCGTTTACCTTTAGTCTTAACTGTTTAAGTGCAGCCAAAGCGTGTACTGCACCCTGCATTCTTTGCATAACCATAGGGTCATCCGTTTGTGAGAACGTCTTGTAACTACTTTGAATGCGCTCTTCTAGTTCAGCCTCAAAAGCATCCCATAAAGGTTTATCGTTTACTAGTTTTTTTAGTTGGCTCATTTGTTAGAAACCTTTCCTAGAGCCTCTACAGTCTCATCTTTAACTTTAATAATTTTAGCTGCAGCTTTAGCAAGCATAGAAGAAACACTCATTATTGTGGCCTTCCAGTAAATCCTTGCTCTCCCGGCGCAGGTGCAGAGCCTAACCCTATGTTACCTCCACCACCGCCTGATGTGTCGCGTGGGCCTGTAGGAGGTGTACCTGTGGGCCTAGCTCCCTGTTGAGGTGGGGGTGTACCTACAGGGGGAACTCCACCCTCTTGTGGCGGCTGTGGTAGCGGCTGTTGAAACTGTTTAAGTATTTCTGCTTGTACTGCAGCGTCCTGTAGACTGTTTGTAACTTTCTCAGGGTCTAAATCCATGCTAATTGCAATCTCACGAATAATGTAGTCCATTTTAGCAAATGGTGCAAGTACAGGATTTTGTGCTACTTGCAAGAACTGCATCAAACGCTGGCTACGCACTTCGTTAGCCATCAAGCTCTCAGTACCCTGTGCGCGTACCTCTAAGTCACCCTTAATCTCAGGATCAAAGTCAAACTGCATGTTGAAGTTAAAGAACGCTTTACCTAAAGGCTTGAGCATATAGTCATCTACGTTCTTAATTACATTCCGTATAGAACCATTAGCAGCAGACATGAGCATACTAATGCCAGAAGCTGTACGTCCGACACCTGAAACTCCTGTCTGACCATGAGCAAAGCTAGGGAAGCCTGTACTCTCGTCTGCTAATACACGTGCCTTGTCAAACATCTGCATATTCTCGCCTGACACGTTAGGAAACTTAGTGCCAAAAATGGCTTGTCCCGGCGCACCCCCTTGACGCCTAAAGACTTTTCCGGGGTACACACTTAAATCTTGACCGGGAACTAGGTTGGTTTCATCTACTTCAATAAGCATATTACCACTTAAGGCTGCATTATCTACAGCCATACGCATAAACCCATTCATAAGAGTCTGTGTGTCATCCATATTCTCAGCTATACCTACACCAAAGAAGCTATAGGGGTTAAGCTCATAAGGTACAGCGTAGTAAGGAATGAGTGCAGGTTTAAATGGATTCATAACAAGGCGCAGAACTTGGTTATTACACACCCAAATGTTTACGCTTACTTGTTCTGTGTCTTTTAATTCTTTAGGAATATCTACTCCATATTCCTCTAACACTTCTCTATCTACAAATCCCCAAAACTCATGGACTTCATAACGCTCTGCTTTTCCGTTTTGAGCATCATCCTCCATCGCTTGTTCCCACCACTTTTTCTCATAGGACTCACCCATAGCAAGAGACTTATCAATGGCGTTATCACGAAAGAAGGGTCTACCTTTTAATGCACGAACCTGTGAGCGTGACATTTTGTGTCGCTCAACAATATACTCAGCCTCATCCATGTTAGCAGCATCAGGGTCAGGATAGAAGTTCCAAATAGAAACGTGGCTAGTAGATGGCACAGTTTTGATAGTAGGTTTATATTCACCAGTGTCATCCCAATTAGGGTACTCTTTATTTACAGCAAACGGACCCTTCATAATACCTGTGCCAAACAAAGCAGTCTCAAAAGAAGCTAGGCGCAGTTGTTTGTTAGCACCTGACTCTTCTAGCTGATCATGTACCTTCTTTTGCATCTTCTTAGCTGCAGTAAGTGCAGGATTAAAAGTAATACTTGTAGGTAATGTACCTTGACCTTCAATCAACTTATCGGCTACAGGCTCTAACTTTTGAGCCATACCACCTAGACGCTCACGTAATCCGTCCAGTGTTTCTCCCGGTTGCAGCTTTGCATCCTCAGAGCCAAATATAGGCGGTGTAAAAGTTTCTTTTAGTTGATCTATTCCTTGTTCTGCTTGAGGTGAAGCATCAAAGTGTACGGACTCAGCCACACCCTCTGGTAACGTAGTAGGGTCTATAGCCAACGGAAACTTGTGACTACCAAAGAGTACATCTACAATCTGACCATATGCAGCTAATGTTTTAGTTTTAGTTACCTTAACAAATACGCGAGACTTTTCTGTTTCAGTAAATTGTACTTCATTGTTGTACATGCCACGATAATTACGGTAAGCATCCATCCAACGTCGTTCATCTGTATAACGTGCGTCTTCTGCGCGTTTGTAACGATCCATTACTAAACTAATTATCTGACCTGTCTTAGGATCATGCATACTTTCAGTTGTAACGTCTTCAATGTGCGAGGACTGTCCTGACTCTAAGTTAGCTTCAAAGTCTGTTGTGAAATCATCTGGGTCCATATTTAATATCCGAATACTGGATCAGCAGCTTGAAAACCGCTTCTCTGTGTTGAAGGGTTGAAATCCCACAAGGAACTTCTAGGTCTTGTCATGATACCATACCTAAGAGCATCGTACAAGTGATCTTCTGCGTTTGTATCTACATCTTCAGGGTTACGTTTGTCAAGAGGTATGCTAGGTATCTGTGCTATGCAGTTGGTGCAGGTAGAGAAGAATACGAGTTGGGGTTCCTCAGTAAACTCATCTACCTGCAAACGACGGTGTATCTCATTTTTTCCTGATACCCTAGAGCCTTTAGAACGATCAGAAGGTCTCCAGCGACAGCCCTTCATAATCATTTGCTCTGCTAGACTAGGGCCAGTGTCACCTCTTTTGTGCCAGAGGGACGAGTCCAACACGCCGTATCTTATTGTGCCATCATCTGCCTCTGCTTCTAATATCATATCCGCTAAGTCAGTAGCAGTAACTTTAGTGACATACATCTCTCTATAAACTACAAGTTGCTCAGAGGGAGATACGGCAAACCACACAACGCCTGTCCAACTGCCGTACCCATAATCGCAAGCTCTGAACTTCGCCCAGCTATTAGGAATGTCATAAGGGTCAACAACGTGAATTTCTCTGTTAAACTCAGGAAACGCTGCGCCCTCATTAACATCCCAATTCCCTTCTAATAACTGCTTACGTTGATGTTCTGGCATAGACAGCAGCATAGTTTCATAATCACCACTGTCAGCTAAATACGGATTGTCAAACAAACTTGCAGGTATAAACCTACGTTTAAATAAAGGTTGACCTTCTTTAGTGTGACCTCTAGGGTACTCTAAACGGTTTCCTGTCTCAATATCTGTAGCCCAAAAAGATGTATTAGGCTTAGAAGGGTCAATAAACATCTTTTTAACCCATTGATGCCCAACAGAACCGGGGTTTGTTGTGGCCCTCATGTACAAGCCTAACTCAGGTGAAGCACTACGTAAACGTGACCTCATGTAATTCCACGCAAACGGTGTAGCCCACTGAGTCAACTCATCAAACGCTATGTAGTTAAACGCCTGTCCTTGATAGCGCATAACGTCTTGGTCTTTATCTAGGTAACTCATCCAAATGCGACCACCTCTAGGTGTAACCCACTGAGACTTACGCTCTGACCACTTAATGCCGGGAATTGCTTTAGGGTACAACTCTTGGCTTTTCTGTATAAGCTCTCTTAGTTCCTCTGTAGTGTGACGTACAAGCAAGCCACTAAAAGCGTGGTGGTTTAGATTGCGTAAGGGGTCAGCTAGTGTAGCGTAGCTTTTACCGCCACCTGCTGCACCCCCGTACAACACCTCACGCTCACCTGAAGCTAGAAAGTCTGTCTGTGGACCTGCATTAGGCTTAAAGACAATGTTTTGTGCTTCCTCTATATCAAACGGCGCAGGTATTACTGTAGCTGGAATTGTTTCACGTGAAACATTTTTACTCGGCTGGACAGGTGTAGTAGCCTGTTCTTTCTTTTTCAAGCGTTTCGTACTGCGTGATCGCTTCTTGGAGCCTTTTGGCAAGCTCGCGCTTGATTCTAGCAGTTGTTTTACGTTTTCGCTCAAGGTCTACTCTTTTCTTTAAGCCCATGTGAGATATACTTTTGCCTGACTGTGTAGTTAACCAAGCAGAAACTTCTCTGTAACTATATTGCTTTAAGTGCTTCTTTGCAAGCTCTAATAGTTCTAACTCTTTCTCAATAGGGTTTAACCAACGTTCATCGTTTGGGTCTATCTCGTAACCAAAAGGTACAAACTTTACTAGCCTTGGTATTCTTTCCCAATGTCGTAGTTTCTTAGGCTTAGGTAGCATCCAATAACCTAAGTCATTAAACGCAAAGTGTTTAGTCATCACTGCTTTCTTTAGGCGGTAAGATAAACAAGCCACCACTAGCCTCTACTGCAACCTTCTCAGTCTTAACTACACCAGCACGATCTAGTATCTGTCCTGCTGCAACCATCTTCTCTTTAATGCCAAGCTGAGTAGGGTCAACCAAAGCACTACCGTAAGCTACAGCAGCTTTAGGCCCAAGACGAGCCATGTAAGTTTTTGTAGCATCAAAAATCTCATCTTTTAAAGTCTCAACAATAGTTTTAGTAGCGTAACCGTCTGAGTAACCTGCAAGCTTTTTGGCTTGTACAACATCACCTTGCGCCTCGTCAAACAATACCTGCATAAAAAGTTGCTGTTTCTCATTCAGTACTCTACTCATTTTACTCTCCTGTGCGACCTAGACGCTTTAGCCGCTTTTTTAGGTTGTTTAGAAAACTGTTTACCTTTTTTTGTGTCTGCCCTTTTTTTCGCTGAAGAAGCAGCGTATGTTTTAGCATCCATAGATTTAATGGCACTAGACGGCAAATAACGCTCTCCCGTAGCTTTCGGACCTTGCGTAGAAGGTTTGCCACTTTTAGTTCTCCATTTTTGTTTAGTCCAAGACTTAAGACTTTTTTGACTTTTTGCTAAGGCCATTACGACATTTTTACTAACTTGTAGCCCTTAGATTTAGCAGCAGAACGAATTTTAGCTAAAGTCATACCTGCAGCAGAGCCACCCTTAGAGTAACCTTTCTTTTTCATCATAGCACCGCCACGTGCCATACCTTTTTTCTTCATCTTCATCATTGCACCACGTGCATAACCTTTTTTCTTCATCGCCACTGTATTAATCCTCTCTATAAAGATTGTTAAAAACTCTTTCTGTATCCCAAACGTAAGACGTATCCTCTTTAGAATGAAATACATTCTGATTAGGCTTAAAGTCAGGCGCACCTTCTCCTGTCTCAAACCAAGCTGGGTGAGTTACCCTCACTCTATTATTAGGCAACGCAACAATGTTACCTGTATATTCTCCTGCATCTAACAACTCTAATACATGAGACTGTTTATGCTGGGCAGGGTCATCAGCTACCTCACTGTCTGTATAGTCTACAGTAAAGTAATACTTAGCAGGGTAAAACTCTCCGTCAACTTTTGCAATCCAAGGAGAAGGAGTAGCCCTTTCTAATTTATAAACGGCGTGATTGTGAGACATACAATCCCAAGGCTGTGCAAGATATGGTGGTAACTCTTTAGGCCACTCCTCTAATGGAGTATCCGCTACAAGGGCTGTAAGCGGCATCCTAGCCCACATTGCACCACCGTGTACATTTTGTGAGTCATCAAAGTCAGATTCACAACCTGTAAAGATAACTTGAAAGCTTAACGTTCTGTTTGGCATTGTAGTAACTGCAATAACCATACAGTGTAAAAACTCGCCATGATACTCTTCCATATTCTTAGTGTACTCTCTACGTACCCAAGCTTTAAAATATGGTATACTACTTTGAAGATGTGGCATTCTCTTTTCTTAACCTTTCTTTTGCTCTTTTAGATATAGAAACAACTGCGTTTTTTTTCATAACTTTAGCACGTTGTTCCATAACTGTCAAGATTTGTATTTTTCTTGCGAAAGGTTTTCCTGATCTTCTTACTCTTCTAACTGTAGCCTCTGCTTCTTTTGTTGTGCCAAACTTAATCGGCACAGTATCTTTTGGATTCTCGTCGGTATATAGCCTACGACCAGACCCTTTAGGTTTTTTACCTGTTCCTAACTTTGGGTCTTTAACCATGTTAAGACTTATAACCTCCACCTGCAGCTTTGTAAGCTTTAGCAACCATTTGTGCTTTACGTGCAGACCACTGCCCCGGCGCACCACCCTTACCACCAGCTTTTATCCTGTTAAAGATTTGTTTTCGCATTCCCGGTTTAGTGTAGTTACCCGCTTTGTTTACAGTAGACTTTTTAGCTGTAGTGCTTTTTTTTGCCTTTGCCACTATAATTACCTTTTAGCTTTTTTAAGGTTATTTACTTGTGACTTAACCATACCACCCATATTGTAAGACATTACACCTTTTTTAGACATGCCGCCTTTACTCATGTAACCCATTTTATTACGAACAGGTGTAGGAAGCTTTTTTAAGCCTTTTTGATCAGGTTTGGTAGCTTTTAGTCCACCTTCAGCGTAGCCTTTTTTCTTTTTAGAAACAGAACCACCTTCGTTCATGTTTAACATTCGCTTTAATTGCCGACTAAAATCTAAAGGACTTGTCCCATCTTTAAATTTAAAGTTTCTATATTTACCTGCACCAAGAGCTATTATGGTTGCGGGTAGATCATTTTCTTTACGCTCTTCTTTAGACATATTCTCCCATTGCTTAGAAGTATACTTTTTAAACGCCTCTCTTTGTCTTTCTGCTGTTGTGCTTGGTTTAGAATCAGGCTTAGGTTTAGCATCTGGTTTTTTAGGGTCAGGTCTAGCACTGCCGGGAGGTCCATATTTTACTTTTGGTGGTAACTTAGTTACTTCTATATCATCTTCTCTTGTAAAGTCACCCTTTATAATACCCGGAGAAGTTTTCTTAATAGGAGACTTAACTTTACGTTTAGGTTTATCGTCTTTTTCTCTACGATCACCTTTAAGTGACGCTCTTAAACCGGGACGCCCTTTTTTAATACCCATTTTACCATCAGCACCAATAAGATCACCTAAAAATGTATCTCCAAAATCACGACTTCCTGATTTATCTACATCTTTTAACTTGCGCCGACCACCTAGATACTCTTTAGTATATTGACGTTTTAATTTTGTTTTTTTCTTTTTTTCTGCCATTTTCTTGTTCCCCTTTTATTAGGATAATACAACACGAACTAGCGTACTTGAACTGCTACCTCGTCTGTAGTTTAAAATTGTAGCGTTACCTATAGCTTTAGGTACAACAAGACTGTGAACACCAGCAGGTAACATAATATCGTTATCTGTAATGTCAGCTTCTGCTGTAGCAAAACCTATATCTAAAGCGTGACTTGTCTCAATAAGCACCATCTTAGCGTTAGTGCAAACTACGTGTGTAGTAGCAGTGTCACCTAAAGTAACTGCATCTTCTACAGCCCATCCTAAGTGTTCTCCTACCAATGCGGCTTGGTCAACCATTGTGTTTTAACTCCCGTTACGTTTTTCTGCGTTCTTATTACGAGGAAACGATCTATTAGAGCTAGGAGATACAACAGATAAGTTGCCCTTCCTGTTATCTAAAGGATTGCCATTTCTGTGATGAACGTCCTGCCCCGGTTTTGCTGCACTGCGTTTACGGGCAGCGTTGCGTGAGGCTCTCTTTTTCTTTTGCTCTGGTTTAGCGTGGTAGTTATCGTATTCTTTACGATAGTTACGTTTGCCTAAAGGAGGAGTTACAGATATCTTAGTTGGTCCTGACATTAGTAACGCCCTCCTTTTTTATTGTAGCAAATTAATGTACTGAGTATTCTAACTCAACAGTAAACCTACCTGCAGATGCATCACCATTAAGAGTGGTGGTAGCGAATACGTACAAGTTTGTGTTTGCAATAGGTGCTTGTACTAGTGGATCAAAAACGTGATACCCTGCTGCGTCCAAATCAAGGTCAACTTCAGTTACTGAATCAGTAGCAGAAATACGTGGATTAAATGATGCAACTCCTGCACCTACAATCTCTGTACCTGAAGATACAACAGCAGCATTAGTAGCAATGCCAGATGTAGGATTAAGTGCTAGACCACCTACAAGTGTTGGTCCTGCGACAGTAGTAATAAACACTAATGCACGATGGATAAAGAATTTAGTAGGGGTTACAATGCCTGATGGAGTATTAGTATCCAATGTACCTAACTCTACAAGACAGTCTCCATCTGCATAAGCTGTTCCTGTATCTGTAGCTGCAAGTGATCCTACAAAGGTTTGGATTTTACG